CGAAGATAGCCGCAGATGTTTTTATCCCCGACCAAAATCGGGAGGTGTCGATGTCGGTTTACACCGTATTCGATCTCCCGACGGTTGGGTATTCAAACACTGAGGCGAAGGCAGTCTACGATGGCTATAAAGCCTTCCTGGCTGCGTCTTCGGATGCTGCCATCACCAAGCTTCTTGGTGGTGAGAGCTAGGCAGGTAGAAGCGCTGACCTTAGTAGTCCTGTTTGTCATTGCAGGATTCCTTTGGTCGTTGGTTTTCTTTAGCAACCCTAACAAGGCTTGCTCTAGAAACCTAAGCGTACTCTACTTCCCGAGATCCTGTGTCAAGGTTGAAAGGTCTGATGAAGACCTCCAGCCAGACACGACGGTGCCAAGCCTGCCGAGGGAGTTGTAACCCCTCGGCGGGCTGAAGCCCGTTGGATTGGAGACATTGGGCTAAGGAAAAGTTAACCTCCAACATCAGTTAGGAGGGCTTTTGAAAAGCCTAATGTTGCTCTGGAAAACGCTTGCGCAAGAATGCGCAAGCAGGTGCTACACTAGCGCCTCTCAGGATTATGAAACTATCCTGAGGCGGACCGAGCACGAGGGGTTATCGTTTCTAACGATAACTCTACCTACCTTCGGAAAAGACTTCGAAAGAAGTCTGGACCTTGGGCGGGTTGGCGACAACCTCTTCCTTAGCTTTGCTAGGAAGGGTGGTCTCCCCAAATTGTTCTGGGGTTTCCTTCGCCGTGTGTTCGATCCGGCTAGTGGTGTGTTGCTGGATGCACCCGATGTTGAAGCGATCCGATCCATTCGTCAACTTACGTTGATGTTTGGTAAGATCGCTCTGCCGTGCACGTCCGAAAGGACGCAAGCGGCCTTCGATCAGTACATCCAGTGTGAGCAGGATGTCAGAGAGTCAGATCCCAATATCCCAGTCCAGAAATTGGACTGGTTTAAAAGGATTAGTACTCTCCTGTTTAGCGGGTTGTTTACCTCCGTAGATCGTGAGATCTACTACGGTAGACACATTCCTAAACATGGTCCAGGTGTAACCGCTGATGGACTTAGCGGGAATGCTAAGTTCGAGCAATTCACTTGGCCCAGACGTCTTGACGAGTATTTCCCCATTGGGGATATGCTCCTCCCAAATGCTCGGTACTATGAGCAGTTGGAAGACGTCGACATCCTCGAACCTGGCACCGAAATTCCTGTAAAGGTTATTTCGGTACCTAAGACGCAAAAGACGCCACGGATCATCGCGGTTGAACCAACTGCTATGCAGTATGCACAGCAGTCGGTACTCCGTGAAATCCGGATGGGTATCCCGAAGGCAAACTACCTTCGGACCATGATTGGAATAGATGACCAACGCCCTAACCAGGCGATGGCCAGAAAGGGCTCCGAAGATGGAACCCTGGCTACGCTCGATTTGAGTGAAGCCTCCGATCGCGTCTCTTGTCTGCATGTACGGCTCCTCCTTGCTAATCATCCTCACTTGCGTGAGGCAGTGATGGCGAGCCGGAGCCCGAAGGCGGACGTACCTGGTCACGGTGTAATAACCTTGACCAAGTTCGCGTCTATGGGTTCAGCGCTCACTTTTCCGATTGAGGCGATGGTCTTCCTGACCATAACCTTTCTTGGGATTGAAAGAGCGCTCAACACCACACTAACGATGAAAGACGTCAAACGTCTTCATCATGCGGTGCGAGTCTACGGGGATGACATTATTGTCCCTGTAGATTTTGTGGACCACGTTGTTCAGGCACTACAAGACTTTGGTCTTGTAGTAAATGAAGGCAAGTCTTTCTGGACTGGTAAGTTCAGAGAGTCTTGTGGAAAGGAATACTACGACGGCGAGGACGTTAGTATCGTCCGAGTCCGGCGTATGTTCCCAACCAAACGTGGGCACGCCCAGGAAATCATCTCCATCGTTTCGCTTCGTAACCAACTCTATTGGAGCGGTTACTGGCAGACGGTGAAGTGGTTGGATGGCTACATCGGGAAGCTATTAAAACACTTCCCAATGGTGTTGCCATCTTCTCCTGTGTTGGGTCGTCACTCTGTTCTGGGTTATGAAACCCAGACAATTGGCGAGCATCTACACAACCCCTTAGTTAAGGGTTATGTGGAGTCGTCTCGGTCACCAAAATCCATTTTGGATGGCCCGGGCGCCCTACTCAAGTGGTTCCTCGAGAAGGAAGGCGGGGATCGAGACAATGGTTCCTTGAATGGTAACCATCTCGCTCATCTGTCTCCCCAGATCGACACCGATCACTTGGAGCGTGCA